ATAAAACCATCTAACAACCAAACATTAGAATACTATCAAGAAGTACTAAACGAAATAGAAAAGCTATGAAAGAAAATTTATTAGTTAGTTTTAGCGGTGGAGAAACAAGTGCTTATTTAGCAAAGTGGTTATTAGATAATAAATCAGAAGTTTACAATCTTATTTTTGTTTTTGCCAATACTGGTGATGAAGAAGAAGAAACTTTGCTCTTTATAGATAAATGCTCAAAAGAATGGAGTATAAATATAGTTTGGGTAGAGGCTGTTGTACATCACAATGAAAGGATTGGAAGCACACACAAAATAGTTAACTTTAAAACCGCATCAAGAAATAGAGAACCTTACAAAGAAGTTATAAAAAAGTATGGCATACCAAACCAGAATTTTCTACATTGTAATAGAGAAATGAAACTCAATCCTATTAAAAGTTATATTAAAAGTTTAGGCTGGAAAAAATATAAAACCGCAATAGGTATCAGAGTAGATGAATTTGATAGGATGAACAAACATAGAGAAAAACTGGGTTTAATTTATCCTTTTATATCTGATAAACCAACAAGCAAACAAGAAGTTTCTTATTGGTGGTCAACGCAAAAATTTAGACTGAAACTAAAAAGCTATAATACAAATTGCAAGACTTGCTGGAAAAAATCAGATAAAGTTTTAGCACAAGTATATAGGGACAATCCAAACTACTTTAATTTTAATAAAGAAATGGAAGATAAATATGGAAAAAATAAATACACATTTTTCAGAAATGGAAGAAGCACAGAAGAACTAAAAGAAGATTTAAAAAAAATAAACAAAGCACCAAAGGACAAACACGAAGATATAAATTTTCAAACAGATTTATTTTCCCAAAGCTGTGACATATATTCTATGTGTGGTGATGATTAAAAAACCTATGAACAGAAAGAAACTAATACAAAAGCTACAACAACTATTAGACAAACTACCAAAGGGTAAAGAAAGAAAAGCTATAAGAGAAAGACTGTTAAAATTAAAGTTAGGAAATAAATAAATTAAATACGTTATATATATATGGAACTAATAAAAATAAGTAAGGTAAAACCAAATGAAAGCAATCCAAGATTTATAAAAGACAATAAGTTTAAAAAGCTTGTAAAGTCAATTAAAGAGTTTCCAGAGATGCTTAAGCTGCGCCCTATTGTAGTAAATAAAGATATGGTAGTGCTTGGTGGTAATATGAGGTTAAAGGCCTGTAAAGAGGCTGGTTTAAAAGAAGTGTATATTTTAAAAGCTGATAAACTTACAGATGAACAACAACAAGAGTTTATTGTAAAAGACAATGTAGGGTTTGGTGAATGGGATTGGGATATACTCGCAAATGAATGGGATATAAAACAATTAGAAGAATGGGGTTTAGATGGTTTTCCTTTTGAGGATGAAGTTTTAGAAGCTGAAGAAGATGATTATCAAGAGCCAGAAGATTTAAAGGTTGATGTTGTTTTAGGAGATTTAATTGAGATAGGTGAGCATAGGTTATTATGTGGAGATAGTACAGACGCAGACCAAGTGGCAAAGCTAATGAATGGGCAAAAGGCAGATATGGTTTTTACAGACCCACCATACAATGTATCTTTTAACGGTAGGAGTGGCAAATTTGATGTAATAAAAAATGATGATTTACCAGAAAACGAGTTTGAGAATTTAATAGATGGGTTTGTTTCTATTTTAGAAATATTAAAACCCGAAAATTATTATGTGTGGTGTAATTGGAAATTTTACGGTTTACTTCAAAATAAGTTAGATTTTAAAGCCTGTATTGTTTGGGCGAAAAATGTTTTTGGTTTAGGGAGAGGATATAGACACCAGCACGAGTTTTGTTTGTTTAATGGTAAATTAGATGATGGGATAAATAATGAAACAGATTTATGGGAAATTAAAAAAGATACTAAATATATGCACCCAACACAAAAACCTGTTGAATTATCTGCAAGGGCATTAGGCAATCATAAAAAAGCAGTTAACATAGTTGATTTATTTGCTGGAAGTGGTTCAACTTTGGTGGGTTGTCATCAATTAAAAAGGAGGGGTTTTATTATGGAACTTGACCCTAAATATTGCCAAGTAATAATAGATAGAATGCGTAAATTAGATACATCATTAAAAATTAAAATAAATGGAAAAGGATATTAGAAGAATGGGAATGGTTGAAAGGTTTAAATATATAAACGAACAAAAACGAAAAAGGTTTAACCCAACTTCAGAAGAAAAAGAAGCACAAAAGAAAAAAAATAATGAACAAAGATAGACACATAAAAAAGGAAAGCCTATTAAAAGCACTTGAACAAAGTTTAGGAGTTGTTACGGTAGCTTGTAAGAAAGCAGATATACCAAGAAGCACATATTACAAATGGCTTAAAGAAGATAAAGCATTTGCTATTGAGGTAAGTGATATTGAAAACGTAGCTTTAGACTTTGCAGAAAGCCAACTACACAAACAAATATCTGCCAACTCAACAGCAGCAACAATATTCTACTTAAAGACAAAAGGTAAGAAAAGGGGTTATATTGAACGTCAAGAAATAACTGGTGCAGATGGTATGCCTACTAATTTTCAAATAGAGATAATTGATAAAACCGAAGATACAGACTAATATTGTCTATAAGCATTTAGCCAACACTGACAAAAAGATTGTAGTTGAACAAGGTGGTACAAGGTCTGGTAAAACATACAATATACTTCTATGGGTTATATTTAACTATTGTGCAAACAACAATGACAAGATTATAACTATATGCCGTAAATCATTTCCAAGTTTAAGAGCAACGGTAATGCGTGATTTTATGGCTATACTACAAAAGTATAAATGTTATAGTGAGCAATACCATAACAAGTCTAATTCAGAATATCACCTATTTGGTAACCTTGTTGAATTTATATCTTTAGACCAGCCACAAAAGATTAGAGGTAGGAAACGTGACTTGCTATTTGTTAATGAGGGCAATGAACTTTACTTTGAAGATATGCAGCAGTTGTTGTTTAGAACACAAGATAGGGTTATACTTGATTTTAACCCATCAGATGAATACCATTGGATATATGACAAATTAATACCAAGAGATGATTGTGTGTTTTATAAAACCACTTACCTTGATAACCCTTTTATTGAAGCATCAATTAGAAAGGAAATAGAACGCCTTAGAGATACAGATGAGCAATATTGGCAGATATATGGGTTGGGTGAAAGAGCAGCCAGTAGAAGCACTATATTTAAGTATGTTGAGGTTAACCAGATACCACAAGCAGCAGAACTAATTGCATATGGAATGGATTTTGGGTACACTAATGACCCTACAACTTTTGTTGCTGTTTATAGTCAAGGGCATAATCTATATATACAAGAACACTTGTACAGAACGCAAATGACTACAAGTGATATAAATAACTTCCTTAAAGAGTTAAACCTAACAAGCAAACCAATCTATGCGGATAGTGCTGAACCAAGATTAATATCTGAACTGCGTGCAATGGGCAACAACATATTCCCAAGCATAAAAGGTAAGGATAGTGTAAATGCTGGTATTGACTTACTTAAAAGATACAAGATACATATACTGGCAACCTCAACAAATGCCATAAGTGAGTTTAGAAACTACAAGTGGAAAGAAGATAAAAGTGGTATGCTTATAAACACACCAGAAGATAAAAACAACCATATCATTGACCCTTGCAGATATGCAACCTATTCTATATTAAGCCGTCCAAACTTTGGTAAATATGCTTTACACTAAAAAAAGTTATTAAATTATTTGTTGGTATGTTATTTATTTGTATATTGCGGTATAACCAAAACAGATAATATGAAAACACCATTAGAAAACGCATACGAAAAATTAAGAGGATTAGACATAGAGTATAATTCAGAACTACTAACCATTATGAGTAACCTTGCATCAGAAGCATTTAGTGTAGGTTATAACAAAGCGGTTAAAAACACACAAGAGGTTTACAAAAAAGTTTACGAACTATAAAACAAAAAATATGTATAGTAATTGTTGTGGTGCAGAAGCATCTTATTTAAGTGATGAATTATGTGGCGCTTGTTTAGAACACGCAGTATTTAACGAAATAGAAGAATAGATATGAAAAAGATAATAGATAAATTTCTAATTAAAAGAAGCATCAGACCATACAAGATAGTACCTTTGTCAACTGGTGTAATTGTAGAACATTACCGTAATGGTAAATTAAAAACAGAATATTATGGATTGGTATAGTACCCCAGATTACCCAGAGTATGAATGCACAGAATGTGGTGCAGATATAGACAAGCCTGGTTTGTGTAGTGGCACTTGTCACGAAGCAAGTATGATTTAGTTAAGTTAGTTAGTTTTGTTTAAGAGGTGCATCAGAAATGGTGTACCTTTTTTTATTATATTTACTTACTATAAAAAACCATTTTAAAAACGTTATATAAATATGAAAGTTGAATTAATCATTCCAAGTAACCTATCAGAAATATCTTTAAAGCAATATCAGAAGTTTCTAAAAATACAAGAAACCAATG